TTAAGAAAAAATCCTCTTCATAAGGCTATGCGAAAACATACTAAAGAAATGAAATTTGCAAGGCAAACAATGGTTAAAGAAGATTATGCTGAATATTGTTATAGAATATATAAATTAGAAAAAGAAAATATTAGATTAAAAGCAAGTACTAAACAAGCTATTACAACTATTAGAAGAAATAATAGTAAAAAATATTTTTCTTTACTAAATACTTATGGAAAAGGATATGCTGATGCTTATATATTTAGTATTTTCGCTTGTAAACCTATTGATTTTGATCCAGACGTTCAAGAACAATTTGATGAAATTTATAAGACAAACAAATGACCGGACTTATTATAGAAAATCTTATTTCTGTTGATGATACAGGAATGCCTAAAGCTCCAAAAATAAATCAAATTATCGATAAAGATGTTTTTCTATTATATTCAAGAGATACATCTAAAGATAAAAAGAAATATTTACAGGAATGTGGAGTTATATATTATCTTGCTGATCCAAGAAGTCCTGCAAAGCAACAAGGGCTTAATGATTCAGAAGCTCTAAAAGAAGCTATTATTCAATATGATCTTCCTAAAGATTATATACCTGATGTATTAGTTTCTAAACTTATTAAAAGATATTATGATAATGCCGTAGGACCTGCTGGCATTGCTATTGAAAATTTATTAAGAGCATTACATACTACAAGTGTGGTAGCTAATAAATGCAATGAATTACTAAGTAACAAACTTACTGCTGGAGTTACTGATCAAGATATTCCAGCTATAATAGCAGCTATTAATAATTTAAGTTCTCAAATAAAAGAAATACCTAATCTTCAAAAAGCTCTTAATACAGCAAAAGATAATCTTAGATATGAAGAAGAACAAAAAATTGCTCGTGGAGGTATTTCGGTATTAAGTAGTATGAAAGCTGATTAAAATATAATTATTATGGATTTTAAGATACCAGATGAATTTAATTTAGGGGGGTCTAACATTAAAGTTAATGTTGTAGATCGTTGTGACAATAATGCTTTAGGAACTTGTTTACTTGCAGAAGGATGTATAAATATTGCTGATACATTTAATAAAGATAATAAACAAAATAATAATGTTAAAGTAAATACATTTTTTCATGAACTAACTCATGCTATATTAGATACTATGGGTGAAGTAGAATTATCTGGAAATGAAAAATTTGTTTGTTGTTTTTCATCTTTTTTAACTGAAGCTATTAATAGTTTTAAATATAATAATAAATAATATAGTTATGTTACAATTAAGAGATACCAGATATAATGATATTAGACTTATATTTAAAGAAGCTAATCATTCTTATACCGATACATTAGGAAATTCTTATAAATCTGTTACTACTCTTTTACATGAGTATCAACCGAGTTTTAATAAGTCTTATTGGCTTAAAAAGAAAGCTAAAGAACTTGGTATCTCTGAAAGTAAACTTGCCAAACAATGGGATGCTATTAGAGATGAGGCTTGTGATAGAGGAACAAAAACTCATAATAATTTAGAAGATGGTATTAAATCTGCTTCTAAATTTAAAGATGCTATAAGATACATTTTGCCTAAAGAAGGAGAAATGATTACAGTTGCAGATTTACCTAATATTAATTTAAATGTTAAAGAATTAGATATTGATGAATTTATAGATGTTACTGAAAATAAATATTCAGAAATTTATAATGTATTTAATTATTATAAAAATAATGGATATAAAATTTATTCTGAGATTGGAGCTTTTCTCATAGATTATTTAGTAAGTGGTACAATTGATGTTCTTTGCTTAAGAGATGATCAATTTGTTATTGGTGATTGGAAAACAAATAGAGGAGGACTTAAATTTGAATCTGGATATTATAAAAAAGATAAAACTCAAAAGCCTCATCAAGAAACTGATATATGGGTAGGTACTAATGATAGATTATTGCCTCCTGTAGGAGGACTTCCTAATTGTAATGGAAGTATTTACAATCTTCAACTTTCTCTTTATGCTTTAATGGTTCAGTGTATTTTAGGTTTACCTTGTGCAGGTTTATGGCTTGCTCATATAGATAGCGATTTTGTTCTTAATGAATATGGTATGCCTAAGAAATATCCAGATGGAACTTTTAAAGTTAAAACTAATCCAAAAGAAAAAGTTACTTTGCATAAAATGATGTATAGTTTTAATGAAGTTAAATCTATTTTAGAAGATAGACGAAAAAACCTTAAAGCGAAAGAAATTAATACTCAATTTAATTTAAATTTATAAAATGATAAAAAATATAATTTTATTATTATTTATAATTCCTATTATAAATATATCTTGTAATAATACTGTTCCTATTGAAAAAATAGTATATGTACCTGTTAAAGATACTATAAATGAACAAGAAAATATAGCTAAAATAATTAGATTAGAATATGAATTATCTTTATATAAAGATAGTTTAAATTATATTAGAGATAGTCTTGGACAAGATTTATTTATAGCTAATTATAAACTTGCTAAAATTAAAGAATATAATAGATTAGCTGGTAATGGAAATAATATTAAATTTTTAAGAGGTTGGATTAATAGAACTCTCAATGAATAATATGAGTAAAATTAGAATAATAAACATTAAATATAATGGATATAAGATTATTCGTCTTATATCTAAAAAGATTTAAAGTAAAATATTATGATCCTCCTGTTAGTGATACTATTATAGAATTTTGTATTCAAATTAAGTTTCTTTATATGATTTTCTTTAATAAATTTAGAACAATCAAAATATATACTTATTCTAAAAATACAGATAATTATTGTAAAGTAGTTAATAAAGCTGTTAATTATTTTAATAAAATTTGTAAAGATGGCTGATTATAAAAAAGCAATAGAAAAAGCCCTTAAAAATGAGGGTGGATATGTTTTTGATCCTGATGATGCAGGAGGAGAAACATTTGCAGGAATAGCAAGACGTTATCATAAAATTTGGAAAGGTTGGGAAATTATTGATAATTATAAGAAAGAATTTAATCTTCCTAAAGATAAAAAACAATTTAATGATAAATGTTTTTCTGATAAAAAATTAATGGCGCTTGTTCATTCTTTTTATAAAGATAATTTTTGGGACCCTTTTAAATTAGATTTAATTCCTTCTTTTGATATATCTTTTTTAATATTTGATACTGCTATTAATATGGGTCTTGTTAAAGCTATTAAATTTGCACAACAAGCTGTTGGTTTAAAAGAAACTGGAAAATATGATGATGAGTTATTTAATCGTTTAGTTAAATATGGAAAAAAATAATACTATGTTAAATATAATAGCTGTTATTATAATAGCTATTATATTTTTTATAATAGGATATGTAGTTAAACAAAAAGAAATAAATAATGATAAATATATAATTAATAAGCCTGATACTGTATATAATAGGATAGTAATAGATAGCCTTGAATATAATATAATTAAAAAGGATAGTATAATTTATAATATTAAAGAAAATGTTAAAGAAGAAATTAATTTTGCTATTAATGCTGACGATAGCACTACTGTTATGTTGTTTCAAAAGCTGGTGTCAGAATAAAGTTAGTGAACTTTCCTTTACGGGGGAAATCCAATTAGCTCCTGATAGTACTTGTATTGTTCCAATTAAACTTATAAAACAAGCTAATATTAAGCTTATAGAACGAAATTCTTTTACGAAAATTATGCAAGAACAAGAAGATATTATTAAACTGCAAAAACTTGAACTAAAAGAATATTCTGTTATTGTTGGAGATATGCAAAATAGAATTGTGTCTTATAATACTATTAATAATAATTTAAATAAACAGATTGAACAATATAAAAAAAGAAATAAAATACTTATTGGAACAAGTTGTGGAGTTATTGCTGTTGCAGCACTAATATTAATTATAAAATAGTATGGTAGATAATTTAGATGCTAAAGATTATCCATTTCTTAAGTTTATAGAAGAGGATAAATCTAAATATAAAACTGCTACTGAAGCTGGATATGTCGATCCTGATAATTTGTTTCTTATAGGTGATAGTGGTGGATTTTTAATGAATATTGATTTAAAATATAAGTTTGTTAATACTGAGCTATTTTATGAAGTTGGAAATTATTATAGAAGACATAAACGATATTGTGA